ACTCTGGGTTAGCAAAATTTTCAGATAATGAATTAAGAAAAATGGTTAAACCAGGATTTATACTTGGAAATATAGAAAGATAATGGAAAAAGAAACACTAAAAAAGATATTTACATTCCTTGAAGAAGAAGAAAATAAGGATAAACCATTTATGTGGAAATTAATGAATAATGAACCATTAACAGATGAAGAGTTATTTGTTGAAGGGGATTTGGATTTAACAGAAACAGATATTGAATCATTACCAGATGGATTGAACGTTGAGGATATTTTAAGTTTATATGGTTGTAAAAATATACAATCATTACCAGAAGGATTAAAAGTTGGGGAGGATTTGGATTTGGGACATTCAAATATAACATCATTACCAAAAGGGTTGAAAGTTTGGGGTCGTTTGTTTATTAAAAATACACCATTAACAAAATATTCAACTGAGGAATTAAGGCAAATGGTTAATCCTGGATATATAAATAATATAATTAGATAATGGAAAAAGAAACACTAAAGAATATATTTAATTTTATTGAAAAGTTAGATGGTACAAAAATTCCATTTTTATGGAAAATAACAAATGGTTCACCATTAACAAAAGAAGATTTAATTGTTAATGATGATTTGGATTTATCAAATTTTAAAATAACTTCATTACCAGAAGGATTGAAAGTTAGTGGCAATTTGAATTTAGATTATTCAAAAATAACTTCATTACCAGAAGACTTGGAAGTTGGGGGCGATTTATCTTTAGAACATTCAAATATAAAATCATTACCAAAACTATTGAAAGTTGGGGGTGTTTTGGATTTATATGGCTGTGAAAAACTTGAATCATTACCAGAAGGATTAAAAGTTAATGGTACATTATATTTAAATCATTGTTACAAATTACAATCATTACCAAAAGGATTGAAAGTTGATGATGGAATAAACATAACTTACACAAAATTAACCAAATACACTGAAAATCAATTAAAAAAAATGGTTAAACCTGGATATATTAAAGGTATTATATTAAATGAGGATCCTGATTGGGATGAAACAGAATTTGCTATTTAATTCAACTTGTAGTATATTTGTAATAAAAAAACTATGAACATTAAATCTTGGTTGACCCCCCTAGTTAATTCATTTAAAGAAAACATCTTGGCATTAACTGACCCAACAGAGGATGAAGTTAGGTGTAAAAATATTATCTTTAAAATGCTGGACAATCCAGATGCCAAACTTGCTTATTCATCAAAATCGCCAGAAAGATTAATTTATCTTGAAGATGAGAATATCTTTATCATTATATATGATAGAGAAATTCATATGATTTATGAATATGAACTTTTCAAGTTTTTTATTAATCACCATCAAACACATATTGATATTATCAGCAGGTTTGATGATAAGATGCAATCAAAATTTGATACCTTTTATGAGTTGTCAAATTATCTAAAAGAAAACTTTTTAATTAAGGTTGAAGCCTTTTAGGTTAACAAAGATATGATAATATCATATAAATTTAAAAACATTATGAGCAAAATAAAAATTCTTATAACTCCTAATCAAGCAGATGAAATTTCAAATAAACTAAAAAAAACATCAGCTTCAGAAAAAGGTACAGACTTTGAAAACTATATTTTTGAACTATTCAAAAAAACAGATTTGTTTTCTGATTTAACCAAAAAAACTATTGATAAAAATAAATTTATAAATATTGATTCAAAAACTTCTTATGGTGAGGAAAGAAAAACAATAAAAAAATTATTTATACAATTAATGGGAAAATTTAAAAATATGAAACCCCAAACAACACTAAAGGGTGATTATTTAATTCAAATTAATGGGGAGGATGAAGTATTTGATGCAAAAAATTATGATAGCATTATTCCTATATTTAAATTCCCTGAAATTGAAGGGTTATCCCCTAAATCTTTTATGAAGGGTAGCGACTCAAACATAAAATACCCTACTTTTTATTATCTAAAAAACCATGCTACTATTCTTTATAATTTTTTATTCCCTAGTAACAATACTAAAAAAAATGAAGCCAAAGCAATTATTGAAACTGAATTTACAACAAAAAAACAAATAACTGAAATAACAAAAGATGAATTTATTGCAATATTTAGGATGACTGAATTAGGTTATGCTTGGAAAGAATTTAATATAATACCCAAGAGGAATTTTATTATAAAAAGTGGTAAAAAAATACAATATAAATTTGCTTCTTTTGATGAAATACCAAATAATAATGTTATAGTTGATTTACTTACACAAAATGGTTACTTGTATCTTTTTTTCACCCAAAATGATAATATTTTATTTATATTATCACAAAGGGTTTCTGGACAAGGAAATTGTTCATTTATTAATTTAGATTATGTTCATTTAGTAAATGAAGTTAATGCTAATGATTATGAATTAAAAACTCTTCAATAATTCTTATTAAACTTTCCTTTGTAACCATTGTTGGTTTATTGCCCGTTCCAGATTTTGGATTCTTTTTTTCAGCCGCTCTTTTCTTTGTACAAGCTGACTTCTTTTCAGCATCACTCATCTTACTAGCAACACCAGCCGCCTTACATTTAGGATATGCACCCTTATCATCAGATTCTCTGCCACAGGGGGGGTGCTTACCATTTGAATCTTTTCTACATATATTAACCCAAGGACCTTTGGGTTGATTGCTACCTTTTGGTTTTTTCTTATCACCAAACCAAACTCTTAAATCTTCATTAAAAAATGATGGCTTATTTTCCATAAAATTTTTATTAATAAATATATGCAAATAAAAAAAGGGTTGCAAAAAAATGCAACCCTTCCTATTATATCAATATAAAATTGATTATCTTAACTCTTGTAAGTCAAATGTTCTAACACCATCAACCGTAATTCTACCGTAGAAACGGTTGTTAACTAGTTTTTTAGCATATCTTGTCATTATACCTTTAATTGGTGTAAAGTTGAATGGATTATACATTGTTGGTGTTAATTGTAATGGTACATATGGTGCATAGATATAACCAGTGTCTAATAATGATGTTCCTTTATGACCCATTAAAACTGTGTTTGCAGGGAAGTAAGGATCACGGTAAACTTGGTAACGACCAGCTAACGTACCTACTCTTTCAATACCCATATTGTATTGGTCTTGGTCAGGAGATGCATTTGATACGTGGAAGTACTCCAAATCATCAAATATAGCACTTACTTCAGAAGAAACAACAATCCAATTTGCACCACCTCTCAATGTTGATTTGTGGATTTGTGCTGATACTTGGTTAATAGTTGTGATTAATGTTTGATTCCAGTCTTTCTGTGTGTAAGGGATAGCATTTGTACCCAATCTCTTCCAACCATTGTAATCCCAACGTAAATTCCAAGCAGCACCTTTTCTAAGGTCTCTTAAAATTTCTCTATCAATTTCTGCCGCAATTTGCTCTGATAATAAAGCAGTTAATTCTGCTTCAGCATCAATGTTATGGAATGCAGCAACGTCTTGTGCCATTTCTGGTGACCATTGCGCTCTTAACTTTCTTTCTGTAACTGAAACAGTAACTGATTGTAAATCAAAAGAAACTTCACCAATTTTATCTTCAAATTCTAAACTTTTGTAAATTCTATAAGATGCCGCAAAATCATCAGCAGTTGCACCAGTTGCAACAGTAAATCCACTATAACCATCTAATGTAGTTGCGCCAACAGTTGCTGGTGTTTGTAAATCAACCTCAAGATAAATAATACCTTCTGGTGTTGATAAATCATTATATGTTCCACCACCTACTTTATCATTAGGGAAAGTTAATGGTAAATCAGAACCATATTGAACAATACCTTTACCATATTTTTGAGTAACTACTCTAAATAATAATGGATTAGTAGTAAGACCAGAGAATTTACCAGTAGATTTAGCGTTAACAGTTAAACTAGCTAAGAAACTTTCATTATCTACTGGATGACCATCAGGTCCAATTAATTTACCTTCACCAGTACTTGAAAATCCAGACATAGCTAATAAAACTTTTCTATATTCACCAGTAGTATAAGCACTAACTGTTAAATTTGAACCATCCCAAACAACAGTTTTAACAGTTGCAGTAATTGCACTATATTGTCCTTTTGAATAATCATAAATACCTTCTGGATTCAAACCTGGCTCATTACCCTCATAAAATCTATCATATAGATTTTTACTTCCATCATTATAACCACTAGTAGGTGTTCCAGTTGTATTACCTGGCGCACCATATGGCTGATGATGATCAGTACCATTGTATGATTGAATTTGAGGTACAAAGAAGAACAGTTTACCAATTGGTAAATTCATCGCCTGTACAGATACAATATCATTAGCCAATAATTTAGAGAATACTCTCCTAACAATTGGAAACACTACTGTTTCAAACGCACCAGTATCAGATGTACTAGCTGCTTCATTTATAAGATATGATGCTTGGTTTTCATATAACTGCGCAACATTTTCTTTTAAGTGACCTTTTAGGCCCTCAAGGAATCCTAATTTATTCCATTTGTTAATAGTATCTTCTTTGATAACTTTTAGGTGTTTCAACCCAATATTACCAACAAGACCTGATTCTAATAATGCTCCCATTTTTTATTTGTTTTTTATTTATTTTATTAACCTAATTTACCCATCAAATCCTTCATCCTCAAAAATTGAGGATTTTCATAAGTTTTTGATTCAATTAAGTTAGCTGATGAACCTGTTGACGCAACATTTGAAATCTTAC